CGCAATGTTGATACATAGAATAGTTAGAGCACCTGAGAAACGCGTTTTTTATATGAATGTAGGTAACATTCCACCTGCAGAAGTAGAAAATTTTATGCAAAAGACTATTTCTAAAATGAAACGTACACCTTATATTGATCAACAAACAGGAGAGTACAATCTTAAATACAACATGCAGAACATGTTAGAAGATTTTTACATACCAGTTAGAGGTAATGATACAGCAACTAAAATAGATACTACACCAGGATTACAATATGATGGTATTGCTGATGTAGAGTATTTAAGAGATAAACTATTTGCTGCTTTAAAAGTTCCTAAAGCATTTATGGGTTATGATGAAAACACAGAAGGTAAAGCTACTTTAGCAGCTCAAGATATTAGATTTGCAAGAACGATAGAAAGAATTCAAAGAATTGTAGTTTCTGAATTACAAAAGATAGCATTAGTTCATTTATATACTCAGGGTTATAAAGATGAAAATTTAACAAATTTTGAATTATCAATGACAACTCCATCAATCATATATGATCAAGAAAGAGTAGCATTGATGACAGAAAAAATGACTCTAGCTCAAGCTATGTTAGATAGTAAGTTAGTTCCATCAGATTGGATATATGAAAATATATTCCATTTTAGTGAGGATCAATATGATGAATATAGAGATTTAATTAAACAAGATACTAAACGTAATTTCAGATTAGCACAAATAGAGGCAGAAGGTAATGATCCTTTAGAAACAGGTAAATCTTATGGTACACCACATGATTTAGCTTCGTTATATGGAATGGGTAGAACACAATCAGATCCATCTAACGTTCCTGCTGGATATAATGAGAAAAAACCATTAGGAAGAAAAAAGAAAAAATTATCAAAATCACATACTCAAGATAGTGCTTTTGGGAAAGATCCAATAGGTAGAGAAGGAACTAAAAAAGATTATAATGATAATGGAAGATTAAAACCATCATTTAAAGGTGGTTCTCCATTAGCTTTAGAAACTTTGAATATGTTAGAAAAAGCTCCTACCCCACAACGTACTAAAAAACATTTGGTATTTGAACAGGATAAAAAGAAAAATAATCTGCTTGATGAAAAACAGTTGAAAGAGTAAGAAATTTTTATATATTTATAATAAACTAAACATAAAGGAATGAGCGTTAAGCATTCAAAGTATAAGAACACTGGAATTCTTTTTGAATTATTAGTAAGACAAATAACTACTGATACCTTAAATGGTGAAGATTCTAGGGCGAGTAATATTCTAAAAGAATATTTTGTTAAAACTGAGTTAGGAAGAGAGTATAAATTATATGAGACTTTATTTAAAAAGACAAATATAACAGAAACTCAAGCTGATGTTACTTTAAGTACATTATTAGAATCTTCAAAACACCTAAATAGAAAAGCTTTAAAAAGGCAAAAATACAATCTAATTAGTGAAATTAAAAAACATTATGATGTTACTAAATTTTTCTCTCACAAATTGCCTCATTATAAAATTCAAGCAGCCTTTTATACTTTAATAGAAAGTTTTTCTCAAGAGACTCCTAAAAACGCTCAACAAGTTATAGATAATAAAATTACAATTTTAGAACATTTATCAGCTGCTAAAATTGAAAAAGAAAAAGTTAAAGAAAATGTACTTGAAGAATTTAAATCATATGATAAAGATTTAAGAATTTTAACAACTAAAGTTTTATTAGACAAATTTAATGACAAATACGAGGATTTACTTGAAAGTCAAAAAGAAATTTTAAGAGAACTAATTACATCAATTGATAATACTCCTAAATTAAGAGAATTTCATAATCTAAAAGTTAATGAAATTAAAGGAGAATTAGAAGGATTAAATAATGAAGTTTCTGATAAAATAACTAAAATAAAAGTTAATGAAGTTATTAAGATGTTACCTACATTAAGTAAAACATCAAAGGTTAAAGATGATGATCTAACTAACCTATTACAATATTATGATCTAATTGAGGAGTTAAAAAATGTACAGGTTCAAGCTTAAAGAAATAGAAGTTGGTGATACTGAAGTTAGAAGTGGTAAACAATCTACAGTAACAGATATTGATGATACTACAGGTACTATCACCTGGGATGTAGAAAGTGTAGCTGACTTTTCTTCAACATACAATGAATTAGAACAAGCAAAGAATTTCCTAAGAGATTTAGAACAAACAGGTAAAGCTAAAGACGATATAGCTTTAGATAAATTGGCTGATGAATTAAGTAATATTTTTAACAAATTCAGAACTCACATTAGAAAAAATTACCCTGAAGAATATGAAAGGGTTTTAAGATTAAAAGAAGAAGAAATTGATGAAGGTGAAGGTATAGGATATTCAACTCCTTTTGCTTTTAATAAAAATAAGAAATCCACAGGAGCTGCTAATATTTATTATTATAAATTAGGATTCAAACCTGTTCCAAAAATCAAACCTAAAAGTTATGATATAAAACAGTTATTTGAATTTAATGATATGCAAAAAGGAAGAATTAGTGGTTTTGATGAAGTAGAAGAAAAAGTAAATTCCATTTCAGCACTTTTATCAAATGCTAAGAATGAAACAATAAAATACTATAATGAAAATCCAGGATCATATGCTGTAGTATATTCAACAGATATGATAAGTGAATTATTAGATGATATAACAAAAATGTTAAAACAAAGCGAATAATGAAAACATTAACAGAACAATATAGATTAATTAAAGAAGATAAAGGTCATAAAGGTGTTTTCCTTAAAGAGGCTAAAAGACAGTTTCCACACCTTATCAAAAATAACGCTACATTCACAGAAGCGTCAAAAATATTAAAATCCAAAAATATTATTTCAGAAAATTTTATTGGTACCCCTATGGTTGGGAATCCAATTGAAAGAAAAAAAGAAGGATTTGAAAATGCTTTTGAAAAATTTCTAGCTGAAGCTGAGGTAAAAGCTGAAGAGAAAAAAACATCAAAAGAAGTAGAAGAAATTCAAGACCATAGCTATGACTATGAAGATAAAAAAATACCTAATAATATGATCTTTGGTCAAGTTCAAATGGGTTATTATTGTGAATTGAAAGATTCTAAAAATGAAGGAAAAGATGATCATGAGTTGTTAGAAATTGTTTATAAAAACTTAGCCAAAGATCCTATTTTTTATACTAAAAATGGACAATTTGGAGAAAAAGATTTAGGTTACACTGATGAAGCTCCTAGTTTAGGTGAAACAGAAGAACCAAAAGGTGAATACAAATCATCAGGATATGGTAAACTTAAGGAACATAATATAACAATGGCTGGAGGTATTGTAACAGGTACAGGATTTACATCTCAAAATTACATGGATTTTTTTGGTTTGAATGAAGATGAACCAATGAGTGATAAATTAAAAAGAGGAGCTGAAGAATTAGCAAAAATAGGTCTTGAAGAAGATGATATTAGTGAAAACATTAGACCTGAAGTATTTCAAAGATTAGATGGTTTAATGCCCCAAAGTGCACTCCAAACTCTTATAGATGAAATAATGGTAGCTTATAATAGTATAGAAGATGCTAAAGATGCAGTTCAAACAATATTTGCAGATGAAGAAATACGTGAGTTTGATGCTAGTGATATTGTAGAATATTTTGTTATTCAATCTCAAAACGCATTAGGTAGAGATTCTGATTTAAACCTAATTAAAAAATTAATTGGTCATTCAACATCATAATAATATGAAACAAGTACTTATAGAAACTCAATTATTTAAACCATCTAAAGGTTTACTATCAGAAGGTAAAATGTCTGAAAGAGGTAATCCTTTAGTGCATGGTATACTAGCAACTTGTGAAGTTGAAAATGGTAATGGTAGATATTACTCTGAAGAATTATGGAAAAGGGAAATAGATAAGTACATGGAATTAGTTAACCAAAATAGAGCATGTGGTGAGTTAGATCATCCTGAATCTCAAGTAGTTAACTTAAAAAATGTTTCACATAATATTAAAGACATAAATTGGGATGGTAAAAATATAATGGGTACCGTAGAAATATTACCTACACCATCAGGAAACATTTTAAAAGCACTAATAGATAGTGGTATCACAGTGGGTGTATCATCTAGAGGAATGGGTTCACTAGAACAAAAAGGTGATTTAATGGAAGTGCAAGATGATTTTGAATTACTATGTTGGGATTTTGTTTCAACACCATCTAATCCAGGTTCATATATGACATTAAAAGAAGGTAAAGAAAATATTATAAACCCTTACACAAAAGCAAATAGCATAGTAACAGAAATACTATGTGCAAACGGAAACTGTCCTATATTCTAACGACTTTTAAGAATCTTCATATATTTATATTTGAATATGCTATCCCTCCGGACATATAGCATGAACAAAAAATAAAATCTATTACGTTTCATAATAAACGTACTTTCCCAACAATAAAATAAATTTAGGAATAATGGCAAAAAGAGACATTCTCAAAGAAGCTATTGCTGATGCTAAAGCCGTTAAAGAAACAGCTATCGCAAATGCAAAAGCAGCTCTAGAAGAAGCTTTTACACCTCAACTAAAATCTATGCTAGCTGCAAAGTTAGAAGAAATGGAATTAGAAGAAGAAATGTCTTCATCACCTCGAGAAGAAGATGGTACTAGACCACCAAGAGAGGAAGATGGAACAGAATCCAAAAAGAAAATGGAAGAATCTGATGAAATTGAAGAAGAAATGGATAAAAAGAAAGAGGTAGAAGAAGAACTTGATCTAGACGAAATATTAAAAGAAATCGAAGGTGAATTAAATGAGGAAGAATCAGTTAATGAAGAAGAAATAGTTACTGAAGATGAATCTGAAGCTGAACGTGCCGATGTAGACAAATTTGAATTTGAAAAAGGCAAAGAAGAAGGCGAAGAAGATGAAAAAGAAGAACTAGATCTTGAAGATATGACTGATGAAGACCTTAAAGGGTTTATCGAAGATGTTATAGCCGATATGGTTGCTGCAGGTGAATTAGAAGCTGGCGAAGACTCAGATGTTGAAGTTGAAACTGAAGAAACAGAAGAAACTGAAGAAACTGAAGAAATTGAACTAGACGAAGAAATCACTGAAGAAAAAGAAGAAGAAGAAGTTACAGAAGAAGAAGTTACTGAAGAAGCAATGGATAACAATTCAATCGCTGAAGTTTACAAAGAAAAGTACTCTAAAGAATTAGAAGAAGCAAATGCTAAAATCGAAGCTTTAGAAGAAAGTATTAAAGTAAAAGATATAGCGTTAAATGAAGTTAACCTGTTAAATGCTAAATTGTTATACACTAATAAAATCTTTAAAGCTAAAAGCTTAACTGAAAGTGAAAAAGTGAAAGTATTAGGAGCATTTGATAAAGCTACTACAGTAAAAGAAACTAAATTAGTATTTGAAACTTTAAATGAAGGTTTAAAAAGAAAGAAAAATACTATTAAAGAATCTTTAGGTTCTGCTTCAAAAGTAACAGGCAACTTTAAAAACACTAAAAACCCAATTGTTGAAACTGACCCAATGGTGGCTAGATTCAAGAAATTGGCAGGTTTAAAATAAATTATAAATTAAAAACTAAATAAAATGAGTCAATTAAATTCTCTATTAGAAAGCTCTACGCAAGGTTGGAAAAACATGCAGAGTGACGCAGCTAGACTAGCGTCAAAATGGGAAAAAACAGGACTTTTAGAAGGAATGGACAGTGAAATTCACAAGAATAACATGTCATTAATTCTAGAAAACCAGGCTAAGCAATTAGTTGTTGAGCAATCTCAAACTGATCAGGGTGGTTTCGCTGCTGCTGGTGGTGCAGGTGCTCAATGGGCAGGTGTTGCTTTACCAATGGTAAGAAAAGTATTTGGTCAGATTGCAGCAAAAGAATTTGTTAGCGTTCAACCAATGAACTTACCTTCAGGTCTTGTATTTTTCTTAGATTTCCAATATGGTCAAGCCAAAGAAACTGATTTCGGTGGACCAGGTGCTGTATATTCAAGCCCAGCTTCTATGTATGGTAATACTAACCCAGGTGCTGATCAAAACCCAACTGATGGTTTATATGGTGCTGGTAGATTTGGATATTCAATTAACCAATTCTCAGCTTCATCTACAGCTACATGTGGTGTAACTTCATGGGAATCTGTACATTATGCAGCTGAATTATCAGCTTCTATTTCTGCTGAAAATGTTTATGCTACTGTATCTTTCCCAGCTGGTGATTTACCAAGAGCTGACAAGAAGGGTGTTAGAGCCTTTACAATTTCAGGTTCTGAAGCTGACGTACTTCCACAATATACTGAATATGATGCAGGTGCAGATTTAATCTACATGGTAGTAAATTCTGGTTCTGTAGCTGATGGTACTATTGAAGTATTATACAACCAACAACCAACTCCAGATCACAGAGGTGATTTCGAAGATGCTGAAGGTGCAGGTTATCCAAATGAACAATCTGCTACTACATTAGCAATTCCATCTATCGATGTGAAAATGAAATCTGAGCCAATTGTTGCTAAGACTAGAAAGTTAAAAGCACAATGGACACCAGAATTCGCTCAAGATTTAAATGCTTACCAAGCACTAGATGCTGAAGCAGAATTAACTTCTATCATGAGTGAGTATATTTCAATGGAAATTGATTTAGAAATTTTAGATATGTTGATCCAAGATGCATCAGCTGCTGATGAGTACTGGAATGCTAAAAACAATTCAGGACTTAACGCTGATAAATCAGCTTGGTCAGAAGATTTAAATTTCTTCAATTCTCAAGGACAATGGTTCCAAACATTAGGAACTAAAATGCAAAAAGTATCAAACAAAATTCACCAGAAAACTCTTAGAGGTGGTGCTAATTTCTGTGTGATATCTCCATCTGTAGCTACTATCATTGAATCAATCCCAGGATTTGCTTCAAATAGTGATGGTGATGCTTCAAAAGGAAAATTTGCATTCGGTATCCAGAAAATGGGTCAAATGAACAGCAGATATGATGTTTATAAAAACCCATACATGACTGAAGGTACAATCCTTATGGGATATAGAGGTAATCAGTTCCTAGAAACAGGTGCTGTATTTGCTCCATATATTCCGTTGATTATGACTCCATTAGTATATGATCCAGACACTTTCACACCAAGAAAAGGTCTATTAACGAGATATGCTAAGAAGATGATCAGACCAGAATTCTATGGTAGAGTATTTGTTAGCGGGTTAAACTTCGTATAATAAAATAACAACATAATTTTCAAAAAATTAGACCTGGCTTTTTAGTCAGGTCTTTTTTTATTCTAATTATTTTTTTTCATATTTATAACTAAAAGTATATGGCGGCTGGAAAATATGATTTTACAATAGAACAAGGAGCTACTGTTGATTTTGCTATTCAGTATAAAGACTCAGGCTCCACTCCAATAGATTTAACAGGATATCAAGCTAGAATGCAATTTAGACCTACTTTTGCTTCTGATGTTGTTTATTTGACTTTATCTTCAAGTTTAGGACCTTGTGGTACTGGTTTGAATTTTAGCGGATCAGGGGGTTTAGACGCTGATTTACCACCTACATCAGGCTCTATTGGTATTTACTTAACAGCTGTTTCTTCATCTCAATTAACATTTGATGCTGCTTTATATGATTTAGAAATAGCAACAGGTAGTGGTGATTGTGCCACAGTAACAAGACTTTTAGAAGGAGTAGTAAAGTTATCTAAAAATATAACATTAGGAAGTTTTTAATAAATCTTTTCAATGAGTGATCTAAATGTAAATCCAAACAGTCCAAATAAAGTAACTGTTCAGAAAGCAGATAATATAATTACTGTTAATGATGACTCCAAACATACTAATGTTGATATAACGCAACAAACCACTGAAATTGTTGACATTATCACACAGGGCCCACAAGGTTCTCCAGGACCCCCAGGACCTCCAGGACCTCCAGGACCAGGCAGTACTCCAACAGGTTCATTATTAACAACAGCATCAGCAGATTTAAATACTTTAACATTTACAAAAGGAAATGGTGATGAATTTGAAGTAATTATAGATACAGGATCAGCTACAAGTGGTATATTTGAACAAACTAGTTCATTTTTTGCCACTACAAATGATTTACAAGTTACAGGTTCATTTATAGTGACAAATGGTATAACTGGATCACTATCAGGAGTAGCCTCTACAGCATCCTATGTTGAAAATGCCCAATCTGCATCTTATGTTGAGTTAGCCCAATCAGCTTCATATGCTAATAACTCTTTAAGTGCTTCATACGCTTTATCAGCTTCATATGCTATATCAGCATCATTTGAAATAATTAAAGAATTATCCTCTTCTTATGCTGATACTGCTTCTTATGTTGAAAATGCTCAAACAGCATCCTATGTTGAATTAGCTGAAAGTGCCTCATATGTTAAATTAGCTGAAAGTGCCTCATATGTTGAAAATGCCCAATCTGCATCTTATGTTGAATTAGCTGAAAGTGCCTCATATGTTGAAGATGCTATTTCAAGCTCATATGCTTTAACTGCTTCATACGCTGAAAATACTGATGGAGGTTCAGGTTTTCCTTTTACAGGAGAAGCTGAGATCACTGGTTCATTAATAGTATCAGGATCAACACCAATTCCAATTAGTGCTAGTGGTCAATCTATTAATATAGGAAAACCCGCTGATGGAGGATATACAGATGGTTTTTTTGATACATTTACAAGTGCTACTTCATTAGCAAATGCTATAGATGAAATTAGTGAAGCATTTTTAGATTTAGCCCCTCCTAAAGCAGGAACATTAACAGGAAAAAATTTATTATTAAGTGGTACCCCTCAATATAGTGGATTACTAGCTTATGGATTAACTTCAGATCATTGGTATCAAAATGGTTATACAGCAGGACAATCAGCTCCATTTATTAAAGCTGGAAATTTTGATTTAGAGACCCCAGATGAAACAACAATATTTAGAGGTGGTAAAAATAGTGATAGAGTAGCTGGAACATTAGAAGGAGGAGTTACAGCTAGTGTTAAATTTAGGAATACATCCCCAGTTTTAACAAACCGCCCTTTAACAAATGGTATTGGACCAACACTTCCAATTAATATAACATCAATAGCTCAATATGAAACTTTTTGGGTTAAAGTAAACGCTCAAATAGAACAAAATTTAAATTCAAATAATACTGGATCATACCAATATAAAATTCTAGCTGATAATGGAGCAGGAGAAACCAATGATAAAAACTTATTTTGGGTAGGTGATACAACTCACTATCCTAACCAAACTGTCATACCAGGTACAGTTACAGAAACATCTACTACATTTAACTATTTAAGTGGAATACAATATTTAAAAACAGCTACATTTACAATACCTGGAGTAGCAAATAATATGTTTAATCCTGTTTATCAAATAAGTAATGTTACTTGGGCTTCTAGTTATTTTAGTAACTCATCAGGAGGTACAACAGGTGGAGATACACCACAATTTAATGATACTTTAAACTTTACAAAAGATTTAAACCTAACAGCCAACATAAACTCAGGACAATCTTTACCAACAGCTACTTTAACAGTATCTAAACCAGGTAAAAGTAATGTTACATCACCTTCATTTAATATATCAACATATAAAATTAACTCATATGTTTCAGCACAGTCTACAAATACTGTAGAAAAATTCTTAGATGAGGATAAAAGAGATACAGGATTTACTCAAGTTGCTTGGACACCAAGTGCAACATTAACAAATACAAATTTACAAGTTCAAAATGGTAGATTAATAACAGGTAATACTGGTGACTATAGTGGTTTTACAGGAGCACAATATTTTTATAGAACATTTGCTGGATATAGTAATGGTCAAGCAGGTGGTAATTTTGATTTTAATAATAGTCCTAATGTATTTAGTTCAATTAGTGCTTGGGGATCAGGAGGTGATTTAGAAATGATTATAGTTAGACCTGAAGATATTACAGCAGGAGTTCCTTCTAAAATATATGATTTTGGTAGAGCTCAAGCTAATAGTGTAGCAGCAAGTGGAGTAGCAGTACCAGGAGGTACAGCTGATGTTTTTGGTATTAAAGTAGGATCTGTAGGTCCATTAGCAGGAAGTTGGTCATTTGGTACTAATACTGTTGTAGGAGCCTCAGGACAATTAATACTATTAATTAAATACAGTGATGTAAATGAAACAAAACAATTAAACCAATTAAGTATAACAACTTAAGATATTTATAAAAAGAAAATAAAACCTATATGGCCCTATCAGATAATACTAAAATAAATAAGTCGTTTAGAGCCCTCATAAACAAGGAATTTACAACAAATACCAAGAAATTTTTCGAGGAATTTGGAGCAAATACCATTAATATGAGTATGGGAGAGGTTTGGTCTAGTACTGTATCCTCAACTCCAGCAACAGCAGTTACAGATGGTGTAGCTGAGTTATATACTGAATTTACTTTATCACCTTTAGTTGGATTCACAACATCAGTATTCTATTTTGCTAGTGGGTCTGGTTTTACCCCAGGTACAACTATTAATAGAGGTACTATAGATGAAAATTTACTTCAAAGAAATTTTATAAGTGACAAATACGGAGGTGGATATACAGCAATTCTAAAAGATGCTAATGGTGCTGTAGTACCTGCTACAGATAATATTGATTGGATATTTGATTATCAAACAGGAATATTATCAATTCAAGACCCAGGAGGAGGATATACAACTCCATATAAATTAACAGTATATCAATATGTTGGTAATTTTGGAGGTGGGTCAGGTAATCCTGATACTCCAAATGATTCAATACAATTTAATAGTGCTGGAAGTTTTGGGGGTAGCGCTAGATTAATATTTAAAGAACCATCAGGTTTAACTCAATTAAGTGGTAGTTTACAAATAACAGGTTCATCTACATCTGATTTTTTCTTAGTAAAAAGTGCTAGTTTAGAATCATTCAAAATTAATAATGATGGTGTTGTTGTATTAGGTGACTTTTCATCAACCCCAACAGTTCAAAATGGAGGAATAATGTATTCCTCATCAAATTTGTGGATAGGATCACAATAGAAAAAAAAAGTAACATATTTATAACAAAATATTAAAATTAAACAAAAATGGCAAATTGGAAAAAAGTTCTCGTCTCAGGAAGTCAAATTGAGGTTGCAGGTATAACAGGATCAAATATTGGAACCGCTCCAGGTTCAGTAGGAACATCTAAAGTATTAATTCAAGGTTCAGATGGAGAATTCTATGTAACAGGTTCAGGAGCCATTGGTGGTAGTGGAACAACAACAGGAACATTAACAAGAGGTAATGGTTTAAGTGGTAATGACTTTGATGGAAGTACAGGTACTACATTTGCTGTTTCTTCTTCAGATTCACAAGCTACCATAACTATTGCTGATGTTGGTATTAAAGTAACACCTTTAGGTATTGACACTGCTCAATTAGCAGCTGATGCTGTAACAACAGTAAAAATTACTGATTTGAATGTTACTCATGATAAATTAGCATTAGATTCAGTTGAAACAGAAAATATTAAAGATGAAGCGGTAACAACAGCTAAAATTGCTACTTCTTTAGGTACACTTGCTGATAACAAATTTACAGGCTCATTTACAGGATCATTTGATGGTGATGGATCAAGTTTAACAGGAGTAACAGGTGCTTCAACAACAGCTGCTTTAACTCAAGGAACTGCCCCTTCAGGCATATCAAATTTCTCATTTAATGGTAGTTCAGCAAAAACAGTATCAATTTCTGGAGCTGCTGCCTTAACAACAGAAAAATTAGTTAAATGGAGTGGAGCTGCATTTGTAGATTCTAAAATTCAAGAAGGTACTAATACTATTACTGTTGGTACAGTCACTGATACAACAACATTCAATGGTAATGTTGTGGTAGCAGGTACTGCTTCTTTCCAAAATGAAGAAACACTACTAATTAAAGATAGATATATTCTATTAAATTCAGGATCAACAGCAGGTGATCAAGGTGGTCTTATTGTACAAACAGCAGGTACACAGAATAAGGGCCAATTATTTGGTTATCAAGACGCTAGTAGTAGATGGGCAGTGACATCATCTTTTAATGCAGGTGCTACAGGAGATTTTACAGCAGCTGGATTTATGGGATTAACATCAGCTTCAACAGCACTAGATCCAAATGTGGCAAATGTTACTTCAGCAGAAATGAAACAAAAAGGTAATATATTTGTTGATTCAGGTGATGGAATTTGGATTTATGCTTAAAATAAATTTGGATTAGCAAATTTTTTGTATTATATTTATTGTCAATAGTTTTAAAATTAAAAAAGTTTTTAAGTATGGGGCTTAGAGCAGGAAAAAAATCCTCTTCAAATGTCGTACAACCAAAACAAAACAATCAATTAACATCTGATGAAATTGAAGTTTTAATGAAAATGGTTCGTGACAGTAGTTTTCAAGGTAAAGATGTAGAATCTTTATACAACTTAGTTATTAAACTTCAAAATCAATATAAAAGTTTACAAAATCAATAGTTATGTTTAATATTACAGAATTAACTGTTTTAAGACAAGGTCTAGAAACAGTAACAATAAAAGGATCAGAAGCTAAGCTATTAGCAGCATTACAAGAAAAAGTAGAAACACATATCCATAATATCCAACAAGGTCCTCCAAAAAAAGAACAAAAAACTTCAAAAGAACGTAAATCCTCTAAATAGAGGTTGATATTTATTATAAATTGTTGGCCCTCGGGAAGTGGGCTCGTATTGAGTAACCAACCACAATAAAAAAGTATTATGCCAAATTGGAAAAAAGTTATTGTATCTGGCAGTGATGCGATATTATCTAATATTACTGCCTCAAATATAAGTGCAAGTGGAGATATATCTTCTTTAAATTTCACAGCATCTGGAGATATTTTAATAGAAGGTGGTGGGTTAGAAATTAAAAATGATGGAGCTCAATCATATGCAAGATTTTATTGTGAATCAAGTAATCAACATTATACAGAAGTAAAAGCTCAACCTCATTCCTTATTTAGTGGTAATCCAATAATGTTATTACCCGCCTATGATTTTGATTTTGCAAAACCTCATTTTAAAGCTGATATCACAGGATCAAATATAAGTGCAAGCGGTCATATCTCAGCTTCTAATTTTATAGGGGATGGGTCAGGTTTAACAAATTTACCTCCTGCTACAGCATTTCCATTCACAGGAGATGCTAAAATAACAGGTTCATTAACAGTAAGTGGATCAGGTAACTCATCTATATTCATAGTAGATGGTAGATCATTTTTTAAAGACCAAGTAACATTTGGTAATTCAACAGCTGATTCAGTATCATTTACATCTAGAATATCAAGTAATTTTTTACCTACAGGATTAAATAGTGAGAAATTAGGAACCCAATCTGAACCTTGGTTTGGAGCTACTATAACTAGTATAACATCTTCAAATATAAGCTCAAGTGGTGATTTATTTTTTAGTGCTTCTAATAATAGTGATACAGGTTTTAAAACTTTAGTTATTGATACTTCAACAGGTCAAGTTTACCATACTGGTTCATATCAAGGTGGAGGAGGATCAGGCACATCTTTAACAGTTACAGAACAAGATGGTGTTCCATCAGTTTCTAATGTTAATACTATTAAATTTAATAATGGAACAGTTACTGATAATGGTAGTGGAGTTGTGACAGTTAATAATTCTGGGGGTACAGGAGGAACTTTCCCCTTTACTGGAGATGCTGTAATAACCGGATCATTAACAATATCTGAATCAGGAGCTAACACATATGATACTTTAAAAGTTAATAATGCTTTTTATGGTACTGAGGTAAACTCATCAACAGCAGCAAATACATTACAATATTACTTTAGAATACCAACAGGTTCATATAATGGAGCATTTTTTGATTATGTAGCTACTAGTGGATCAGGTGACTTTTTTACAGGTAGGGCAGGTACAGTACAATCTATATGGGAAATAGCCTCAGAAACACCTAGGGTAGCTTATAATGATTTTTCAACACGGGGTATTGGAGGCAATAGCACAAAGAATTTAAAATTTAAAGTAGATATAAAAAATGGGAATGCTCGTTTAGTGTCTAAAGATACAACAGGACAATACCAAATTAAAGTTATAGCAAGAGGAATTTAAAATAAAACAAATGGCAACAGAAGATAATGAAAAATTAGTAGCTAGAGGTGGAATGATTGTCACAGATGAAAGTGGTAATACGTTTGAGATTACCCCTTTTGGAGTTGTACAAGATTATACTTTTTTAGCTACTACTCAAGGACAAAAAGAAGAAATAACAGGTAGTAGTATAATAGGTTATGGACCATCAGCTAGATATATAGCTTCTGAATCCATTGTATGCGGGCAACCCTTAGCTAGAAAAGTTGAGGCCTCTACTGGAAAAACATATGCTGTTTTAGCTACAACATCTTCAGCTACTAATGAATTTCTTGGTATATCATTAGAAACAGCCTCTATAGATGACTCTGTATTAGTATTAACATCAGGAAATACAACAGTGGCATTTAATACTGGATCAACAGCCCCAAGTCTTGTAAAATTAGATGATGATACTACAGAATCAGAACTTAATTTAGCAGCTGGAGCTACAGTATTATTTACAGATTCTGGAGGTACTGGCAGTGATTATGCAGCTGGAGAAACTTATGAGATATTATTTGATGCCTTAGCAGGAAATACAGTTGAGTTGTCTTTTGATTCTATGTCTTTTGAACATTCAACATATAGCATGTATGATAGATTAGGTATAACAACTTCAAATAATGGGATAAGCTTTGCTAATGCTTCTTTCACTTGGATGAATGCCTCCTCAAACTCAAGCCCAGCTTGGAGTTCTACATTTAATGGTAGTGGGACTTGGAATAGTGCTAATGCATCTCCTGGTTATATTTTACCAAGAGATTTAACTCGAGCTAACACTATGCCGTTAGGAGGATACTCAGGAAGTAACTTCTTCTATGATACTGGAGCTAGATATGTTAAATTTTATTTTTCAAGTGATGGATCATCTCAAAGACCAGGATGGCAAATTCAAGTAAGAAGTTCTAATACATCAACTACACCTTTAGCTAATATCGGGGCTAAATTATATGTGGGAGAATTTAAAGGAACAAATTTACCAGAAGGAACAGCATTAAATGAGAATAAATTTGGACCTGAAGCACCATTTGGAACTATATTAGATGCTGATGCTTCATCTGGTAGTGTATTTGCTAATATTGATTTCAACCCCCAAGCTTAAATAATAAATTTACATTTATTAAATAGTATAATATTTATAATAAAACACTATGAATATTCCTATTTGGACGGGTACGTCAAACTTCGCTGCAGGCCAAACTCCATTTGGTTTTTATGATAATCAAACAGATTTTCAAAATGACGCTGATAAAGTAGCTGATTTTTGTGCTAGAAGGTTAGGATATCCTTTAACTGATATAGAACTTCAATCAGGTTCATTTTATACAGCTTTTGAAGAAGCTATAACAACTTATGGAAATGAATTATACGCTTATAAAGTAAGAGAAAATTATCTATCTTTAGGGGGATCAAGTACTATAATAGAATCTAATGACCAATTAATAGTTCCTAATATGGCAGGTATAGTTAGAATATCAGATCAATATGGAACTGAAGCAGGAGTAGGAGGTGATATAACATGGTATTCAGGCTCTATAGAATTAAAAGCAGGTCAACAAACATATGATATGAATGCTTGGGCCCAGGCTAGTGCTAGTATTACACCAGATGATAATATAGAAATAAAAAGAGTATTTTATGAGGCACCACCGGCAATAACAAGATATTTTGATCCTTTTGCAGGTACTGGTACAGGAATGATTGATATGATGGATTCATTTGGTTGGGGTAGTTATTCACCTGCAATTAATTTTTTAATGATGCCCTTAAACTATGACATGCAAGTAATGCAAGCTATAGAATTAAATGATCAAATTAGAAGATCAAATTATTCATTTGAATTAATAAATAATAACTTAAAAATATTCCCAATTCCTCAAGGTAGTGAATTTTATGGTAACAATTTTAAAGGAGGACATTGTGGTTATATGAGTTTTGAATATATAAAAGACTCAGAAAGACAAAATCCATATAGGAATGGTATAAATAAAGTAACAAATGTATCACAAGTTCCATTCACAAACCCAAATTATAATGAAATAAATTCAATAGGTAGACAATGGATATTTGAATATGCTTTAGCTATATGTAAAGAAATGTTAGGGTATATAAGAGGAAAATATTCTACAGTTCCAATACCAGATGCTGAAGTAACATTAAATCAAGCTGATTTATTATCCTCAGCTACAGAAACTAAAAATGCTTTAATAGAAAGATTAAGAACATATTTTGATGATACTTCTAGAGATAAATTATTAGAAAGAAGATCATTAGAAGGAGATTATTTAGAAAAAGAACTAAATAAAGTTCCTTACACAATTTTTATAGGATAAGATGGCTTTATACGGAGGTCAAAGAGATATAAGCCTATTTAGGCATGTAAATAGAGAATTAATAAGTGATGTTATTTCTCAGGAATGTATATACTATAAATATAAATTAGAAGAAACTAAAGTTAACTTATATGGTGAAGCAGCTGGATCTAAATATTATTATAGAGGTATTATATTAAGCTGTCTAATAACACATCAACCACAAGAATATCCAGATGATGAACTCGGTGTAAGATATTATAGGAATGTTGATTTTAAGTTTTTACGCGATGATTTATTGCAAAGAAATTTAGATTTTAATGAAGAATTTGACCAAGGAGATTATTATGGAGCTGATTTAGTTCCTGAAGTAGGAGATGTAATATATTATTATGGAGGTTACTATGAAGTAGATGATATAGTAGGCAACCAATATTTTGTAGGTAAAAACCCAGATTACAATTATGCTGAAAATCCAATAAATCCAGGACTAGAAAATTTTGGTAGTAATTTATCTATTATTTGTAAAACACATTATACCCCAATTGATAAGGTACAATTAGAAAAAGGAAGAATCAATGGCTAAAAGATATAGAAAACCTGTACCTAAATCTCAAAGAGAAATATCAAAGGATTTACAAACTCCTTATGATGCTCAATATGGCAATCCTAATGATGCCAAAGAAGGATCACAATATCCACCAAATAATGAAGCTAACATACCCTTTAATAGGTCTACTAAAATGTCCTTTAAAGATGATGATACTAAACCTTTCTCAGTTGGTATAAAAGATATAGATGAGTCTATAATGTATTATTTTGAAAATGTTATTAGGCCTTTTGTAATACAAAATGGAGAAAGAATACCAGTACCCATCATATATGGTTCCCCAGAAAGATGGAAATCAATTCAAAAAGATGCATATTACAGAGATAAAAAAGGTGCTATAATGATGCCTATTATTATGTTTAAAAGAGATTCATTAGAAAAAAATAGATCATTATCTAGAAAATTAGATTCAAATGAACCTAATTTATATACATCATGGCAAAAATCATATAATGAAAAAGATTTTTATAGTAATTTTAATTTATTAAATAATAGAATTCCTACAAAACAATATATAGCCAATGTAGTACCTGATTATGTTAATTTAACTTATAGTTGCATTGTGCAAACCTATTATGTTGAGCAATTAAATAAGATTATAGAAGCAATAAATTATGCTTCTGATTCATATTGGGGTGATCCTGAAAGGTTTAAATTTAGAGCTAGAATTGATAATTTTACAACAGTGAATGAATTACAACAAAGCCAAGAAAGATTAGTAAGAGGTACATTTGAAATAAAAATGTATGGATATATAGTCCCTGATGTAGTTCAAAAAGATATGAAAGCTATTAAAAAATATAATGATAAATCTAAAATTATATTTGGAATAGAAACTACATCAAACCCAGAAATATTTGAAGCAAATCCTACAACAACTCCTGATGGAAGAAGTAGAGAAACTTTAGGAGGGGCTAGACTAAATAATCCAGCTATGACTTTTCCAAATCAACCATCACCACCTGCGAATGTATCATTAAGTTCCTTACCAACTTCAGATCCAGGAATAGAAGGTGTAATTTGGAATGATGGAGGTATCCCAAAAGTATCAACTGGATAATATTTATAATTAATAAAATTAAAATGGCAGATAAAGTTAGATTTGTAGATAGTAGTATTACAATAAGCCCAGGTGGAAATACTGGTGGAGGGGGTGGATCATCTGAATCATCTAGTTATGCCTTAACATCTTCATACTCTGATTTTTCAATATCAGCTAGTTATGCTTTATCAGCTTCTCATGAAATTGTAAAAGAAATATCATCCTCATATGCTGATACTGCTTCTTCCGCTGATAATTTTACAATAAGAAATAATTTAACAGTTAAAGAAAAATCTGAATTTATTGGTAGTATTACCGCTTCAAATATAAGTTCTAGTAATAATATATTTGCAAAGCAGTTATATGTAGAAGATAAATTAGCAGTAGACTATAATAATGGAATTAATATAGGGAATGTAACTGACCCTATTAATTTATTAAATAATGTAACAGCATCAGGAAATATTAATGTTAGTGGAGATATAACTTCTTCAAAAATAACAGCCACATCAGGATCTTTTAGTTATGTAGAAGGTAATAGTCCTTTAACAATAGATACAGGTGATGATAGTTTAACTATAGTATCTACAAATTTTGGAGTTTCATCAACAGGTGAAGTTTCATCAGGAATAGGAGGTTCAGATGGTATATTAACAACATCAATAACAGCCTCAAGTAATATTAGTTCAAGTAAAAATATTATAGCTAAAAAATTTCAAGGTATATTTGAAGGAGCAATAAGTAGTTCAACACAAATATCCTCAGACATATCTGGAGCTTTTGGCTTAGTTAGTTCTAGTTTTGATGAAAGAATAAAATTAGATAGTGGCTCTTTTTCAAATAGAATAACAAGTTTAAAAAATGATAGTGGATCCTTTTCAACTAGAATAACAGGTTTAAAATCAGACAGTGGTTCATTCTCAACTAGAGTTACAAATCTAAAAAATGATAGTGGTTCTTTTTCTACAAGAATAACAGACCTAAAATCAGATAGTGGTTCATTTAGTACAAGAATTACTGGTTTAAAATCAGATAGTGGTTCTTTTTCCACAAGAATAACAGGCCTAAAATCAGACAGTGGTTCTTTTTCCACAAGAATAACAGGCCTAAAATCAGACAGTGGTTCTTTTTCAACAAGAGTAACAAGTAATGAGACTAATATAAGTACTAATGATGGATTAATAATAGATTTACAATCTAAAACAGGAAGTTATGCTACAACAGGTTCTAATGATTTTAAAAATAATCAAATACTAACAGGATCATTTACAATAATAGGTTCATTTTTAAACACAGGTACAGTTTCAATAAATAATGGAAATTCACCCTACACAATAACAGGAACAGAGCAATTTGTATTAATTAATCCTTCAAGTGGTAATGTTACAATAAATTTACCTGATGTTACTACATATCCTGGTAGACAAATATTTTTTAAATTAACACAGGATGCCGCTGCTAATTTAGTAACTTTAGAATGTCAAGGATCAGATACTATAGATGGGAATTCTAATTATGAAGACTTAGATGATCAATTTGAATCTATCTCAATTGTTAGTGATGGTAATACAGGTTGGTTTATTTTTTAATATTTATATTTAAATGTATAACCCTAATCAAATAAAAGAAAAAACATTAGTAATTTACCAAGAAGGTGAAATTAATTTTAGAATTCTTGATAAAAAAAATCTAGAACATTATCAAGACTATCAAGATAAATTTCATTCTTTAGGTTTATTACCTATAGCTAAAAATAGAGTATTACATGTTAGATTATTTTCTAGTGTAGCAGCTGTAAAAATTGATGGGTTTAGTATAGAAGAATTGAATAGAAACTTCCTTCAAGGTAACACTAATTTTATAATACTTGAAAACTCAGGTAAATTTAGAGCGGGGGCAGTTAATTATCTAACATTTGAAGGAGTTGAAGTAATTAATAGTGTAGGATCAAAAAGTTTAGAAGTTAAAATATCCATTAGTGTTATAGAAGAACAAGCCCCAAGTTTAAATAAATCTTTGTCAGATTGGATTCCAAATACTTTCTATAAAGCAGGAGCTGATGTTATAGCCCCTGATAATCGTATGTATAATTGTATAAAAACTCACACATCTGGATTAACATTTGATTCCACAAAATTTGAAAGACAAGGTGGATTAGATGACCAAGATGTTCAAGATTTCATCAGTATTTTGACAGGAGATAGTGATTAAAAAGTTATGATCTTTTCATAATTTCTTTTCAAAATTCTGGTAACTTTCCAGAAAAATTTCATATTTATAATCGTAATAAAGCTATACAATCGTATAGCAAGTTTCCCCAAATAAAAGTATTAAAACAATAATAATAAATTATAAATTAATAATTAAAACAATAATTATGAGTAAATATGATATATTTAAAAATAAACTTTATGTTATTGGAGAAATAGTAGATGGTTCACCATACTACCCATCCTCTTACAACACAAAGATCACCCAACAAGATTGGGAAAAAATCAAAGATGCACATGCAGCATTTTTAGCAGACGCTGAAGCTACTAACGCATCTTTTGAGACTCAATTAGATGAGGCTCAAGCTTCACAAGCAGCGGAAACGCAAGCTTTGGAGTTAGCAACAGCAGAAAAAGCTCAAAAAGAAACAGATAAATCTGATAAAGAAGTAGCTAAAGCTGAAGCTATAACAAATGCTGATAAAGCTGAACAAGCTAAAAGAGTGGCTGGAGAATCAATCGCAGCTAAAAAAGATGAAGTATTATCTATTGAATCTCAACTTGAAAGTCCAGAGTTAACTGATCAAGAAAGACAGACTTTACAGACACAGTTAGCAACAGTGAACAGTGATATAGCATCACATGAAGCTGCATTAGCTGAATCTCATGCTGAAATGACGGAATACAAAGCTATAGCAGATCAACTTACAAAGGATATTGAAGATTTATCCGCACGTATAGCTGAATTAACTGATATTATTTCTGAAAAAGAAGCTATTATTGCTGAAAAAACAGAAATTATAGAAAAAGTTGAAAGTGAGAAAGAAGCCTTAAATTCAAGAATTGATAATGCAGGTGAACAATATGATATATTATCATCTAAAATTAATAATAGTGAACTAGAAGTAGTTGCTCCAGCTGATCAACCAGTGGTTAGAATCATTAATTTATCTCAAATGCAAGAAGTAAAAAGAAAACTTGAGCAATTGAAAAAAGATAAAGTAGATGCAGAAGCGAGTAGAACTGAACTTAAAACAGCTATAGAAGCTGCTACAGCTGCTGGTGATCCAACTGATGAGTTAAGTAGAGAACTAGATAGAGTAACGGCTCTTATTGAGGAATTAGGTGATGCTGTTCCTTTTATAGAAGATCAAATCAAAGGAATGGAAGATACATCTTCTATTGAAGTAAGAACTATAGATGCTGAAGGATATGCTTATTCTGTAGATACAGATGGTGACGGCTCTCCAGATTTTGCTGATGATGATATTGATGGTGATACTGTACTTAATGTAGATGATGCATTCCCATATAACCCAGATGAATCAGTAGATACAGATGGTGATGGTATTGGAAACGAAGCTGATACTGACGATGATGGTGATGGTGTATCTGATGCTAATGAAATTACTTTAGGAAGTGATCCATTAGATGAAGGTGATACAGGAGAATTAACTACATTGATGAAATTAGGTCAACAAGTTGGTGCTTATTTAACAGATGATTTCAAAGATATAAAAGGAGAATCTGATGAGCACTTTACTGATTTAAATGCAGAATTAGTATCTACAGCTGAAAGTAAATTAGCAGAAATAAAAGAATCAATAAAAACATTAAAAACAACTCAAGCTGAAGAAATATCAGAATTAGGTGTAAATAATGTTGTTGATATGTTTAAGGTATTTGATGGTGTTTATCAAGAAGGTGAAGGAGATGAAACTCTACCAGCTGCTATCAGAAATTTAGGCTTAAAAGAAGATCAACAACAACAATTAATGGATTTAATTGTAACTTTATCTGATACTCAAAAGACAGATCATGATGAATTCGCTACAAAATTAGGTGATTGGTTAGACTTAGTTGGAACTTTAACATCTGATGAATTAGCTTCATCTGAATATGCAAGCTTATATGCTGATAAATTAGAAGAATTGGTATCAAAAGCAGTTGAGGAAAGTAAAAAGGCTAAAGAAGGATCAAAAGCACATGCTGAGAATACAATTAAAACTATGCAAAAAGCTACCGATATGAGAGGTATGGAAACAGCAGAAGGTGTAGCTTGGTATTCTGATATGGAAGATGGCTCATCATATGTATTAACCAATGATGCTTATGTAGCAGGTAAAATGGCTTTAAAAGCAGAGGTTGATGCTGGAAATATATCATTAGACCAATGGGCTATAGAATCATCTAAATTATTACTTAGACATGTAGGTAAAAATAATAGTGATAAAAATGTAGCTAATGACAATGAAAGAAGATTAGGTATCTACCAATCAATTAATTTCTATGAATTAGAAACTAGAGCTGAAAAAGTTAGAAGCGCATCTCAAAAATTAGTAGACTTACAAAAAAGAACAAACTCAGCTAAAGAGGATAGTTCAACTGATAGAGAAAGCTATGTAAAGGCGTTAGCCAAAATGACACAAAGTGCTGATGCTATTATAGCTCAATTTGAAGCAGATAAAGCAGCTTATAATCAATCAAAAGCTGAAGCTACAGCCGCTTTAGATGCTAGAGAACAAGAAAAAGCAGCAGCATATGATGCTTATAAAGCTGAAACAGTAGAAGAGCAAATTGCTATTAAATTTCAATTATATTTGGATGCACATGCAAAAGCTATGGAGGCCAGAATTCAATTATCAGGTATTCAATATAGATTTGCAGCTGTAAGTTTGATTTTCAACAGAGAATCAGTCAGACTACAAAAAGCAATGCCAGTACTACAAGATGCTATAGGTTCATTAGCTAATACTATAGTAGTATTAGATACTATGTTAAGTACTATTGCAGCAGAACTACAATCTACTACTGATGATATAGATCCAATAAATGGACAAGTTGGTTTAATTTTAGACGCTTTATCTAAAATGGATGAAGATTGGACTACAGGTAATGGATATAGAGCAAATGATGAATGGTCAGCAGGTGATAAAGAGTATAATGCTGTTTATTCTTTTGCTAGAAATGAAACTGGTGAATTAATTGATCCTAGCCATATAGAAAAAGTAATAAAAGCTTACACAGCTCATAATGCAGTGTAGTATAAACTTAAACATTAATATAACTTAAAAAATAAAAAACATGAGTAGTAATTTAGAAAGTTTAGGTAATGCTATTAGAGTAGCTCAAGATCGTAATAATAATATAGTTAGAAATGAGTTTAATAGTACACCTACAAGAAACATAACTGAAGCAAATGAAATGATAGATGATTTAAAATTATCTATAAGAAATTCAAGTGCAGCTTTTCGTCAATTAAATAATGACAGAACAGACACAGTATTTGAAGTAATTGATGATTTAGAAGTAAACCTATCAGAGGATGAAAAAGCCAATGGTAAAAGAAATCTAAAAGAGTTAGCTGATACTGTTGATGAAATGGACGCAGATGTAGTGAAAAACTTAGCAGATTGGAAAAATGCAGCTAATGAAATGCTAGATGATGTAAAATTCAGATTTGGAACAACAACTCAATTCTTAGATAATTTTAATCCAAACTATGGAGCAGATGTAACTGAAATATCAGCTATTGATGCTGTAATGGAAGCAATCCATAATGAGATTGATGCAAATCAGTCGCTAGTAGGCTAATAATAGGAAACTAAATTATAAATTTTAAAAATTAAAAATTATGAGTAAAATAGAAGATATAGCTTTAGCTATTAAAAATTCTCAAACTACAGCCTTTGCTTCACATCAAGACCGTGTAAGAGAAAATCAAGAATCATATACAAGTGATGCTGATAGTATTGTAAGTGCTTTACAAGATTTATCAAGTGTTGCTACTTCTGAAGCACAAGCATTGTTAGAACAAGAAAAAGCAGTTCACGCTAGTTTCTTAAATTCACTTAAAGAAGAGGTAATCCAAATGATGGATGGATCTCATGGATTTAAGGGATTTATGCAAATGGTAGCAGCAGTTCAAGCTGAAAGTAAATCATTTGAAGCTTTCATTGCAGAAGAAAAGAAACAAATAAAAGAAGCACTAGAAACAATTGAAACTGAAATAGGTTTAGATTTTAATTTTGGTGATTCATCTAAATAATAAAAATTGTAATTAATACAATTAAAACAATACAGGGAAGACTTAGGTCTTCCCTTTTTTTTTCATAATTTCCTGAATATTTATATGTAATAATGTTACATTTTTAAAGGGTATTATGAGTATATTATCTGATCTAGGAGAATTCTTAGGAAAAAAATTTAGTTTAGTAAATAAAGACATCCAAGAAAATAGAGAAACACTGATTTCTCTTGGATATGAAATCGCTGAATTAAAATCAGAAATAGCAGACCTTAAAGCATCACATGAAGAATATAAAATAAAAGGAACTAATATTCCTGTTGATTTAAATATATTGGCTCCTAATAAAGGAGTCACTTTTGAGACTGAAACAGGAAATAGATACAGAATTCGTATTGATGATAATAAAAAACTTATAATAGATGACATATTAAATAATGAGAGTAATATAGCTGAAATTCAATTAACAATAAATTCAAATGAAGAAGCTTAAAGCAGTTTAAAATTGAGGGGGTTTTCTCCATATAGATAATATACTCGCCCCCTCAAACTGCTTTTTAAGAGAAAATTGGATTTCCTAAGTTTTTTATTTACTTTGACATAAACATTTAATATTTATAATCATGGAGAAAATAGTTTTATCAAAAGAAGAGTTAGAGAATTTAACTCAGTTACAAAATGAACAAAATGAATTTGTACTTAGATTAGGACAAATAGAATACCAAATAGGTACATTAGAAAAATTTAAAAGAGATTTAAAACAAAACATAGAAAATTTTGAAGACAAACAAGTTAAGGTAGGTAATGAACTTAATAAAAAATATGGTGAAGGAACTATAAATTTAGAAAATGGTGAATTTATCAAATCTTAACCGCACTTTCAAAAATTTCTATAATATTTATAAACAAAATTAATTTTGTAGAAAATGGCAGAAGTATTATTATCCCCAGGTGTATTAGCTAGCGAAACAGACCAATCTTTCCTATCAGCACAACCAGTACAAGCAGGAGCAGCAATATTAGGACCCACAGTTAAAGGTCCTGTTGGTCTTCCAACATTAGTTACCACATATAGTGAATATAAAAATAAATTTGGTGCTGTAGTAGAAAGTGGAAGTGCAGAGTACACTTACTTTACATCAATAGCAGCTTATAATTATTTCCAACAAGGAGGAGATTCATTATTAGTAACTAGAGTAGTGAGTGGTTCTTACACAACAGCAACTAGTTCAAAAGTTGAAAATGGAAACACAGCTACCCCAGGAGCCACAGCTAGTGGTAATTACCTATATAATGTAACAGAACCAGGAACATCTATAGAAGGAATTAGTATAGAAGGATTACAAGGAAATCCAATTGATGGAAATGCTGGAACAAAAATATTTTTATCAGCCTCATCTAATAATGCTTTTACAGCAGCTGGTATATATTATTATACAGGAGAAGGACAGGGATTAGTAGATTCAATTAACACTAATTTAGGTGGAGTAGGAATATTTGACTATGGTATACAAGCATCATTTGATAATGTAAGTGGAATAATAACACTTGAAACTAAAAATGCAGGTACAGTAGGAAATGACATTGATTTAAATGCTGGTTCTCAAGTTCAACTATACGCCGGATCAGCTCCAAAAGAATTAGATTTATCAGGTGGAGTAGATGCTACTTTTAGTAACTCATTTACTTTAGAAACAATATCAGAAGGTACAGATCAAAATAGTACAGGCTCAGAAGGAGCAGCTGGTAATTTAGCTAATGGTACTAAAGATAATATTAGATGGGAAATTGTATCACCAAATACAGCTACAGGAACATTTAGTTTATTAATTAGAAGAGGTGATGATATAACAACCTCAAAAACAGTATTAGAAACTTGGGCTGATTTATCATTAGACCCAAATGCCCCAAATTACATTGAAAAAGCAATTGGTAATTCAAAACAAACAGTAACTCAAGATGCTGGAACAGGTGAATACTATGTTAAAAATGAAGGAACTTATAATACATTAAGTAATTTTGTAAGAGTAAAATCAGTAGAATCAAAAACATTAAATTATTTTGATAATGCTGGAAATCCAAGACCACAATATATTAATTCTATCCCAGTAGCTCAATCAGGTACATTAGGTGATGCTGAAGGAACTGCTTTTGATGGAGTTACAGGTAATTTTTATGAAAATATAGATGGTGGTGTTACAGGTAATACACAAGGATTAGTTGATGATAATTATAATGTTTCAATTAATTTATTATCTAATAGAGATGAATACCAATACAACTTAATAGTAGCACCAGGATTAACAATGCAAAGTCATTCATCACCATTAGCATCAATGATTGATATATCTCAACAAAGAGGAGATAATTTATCAATTGTAGATTTAAGAGATTGGGGATCAGGAATTAATTCAGTAACAGCTGGAGCTTCAGCTATAGATTCTTCATATGCTGCTACATATTGGCCTTGGTTACAAACAATTGATCCAGATACGGGACAACAAGTTTGGGTAC